GATGCAAATGTAGTGTATGAGGACGGTGGTGAATACTGTTTCTCATGTGAGAGTTACAACGGTGTAACAGGAAAGAACGAAGAGAGAAGGGTACATACCATGTCATCAACAACAGCAAGCCAACATCAAGCTATGCTCAGTCGGGGTGGTATATATGCCATCGAAGACAGGTCAATCAGCCTTGAGACTGCACGTCACTATGGTGTGACACAGGAAGGAGGAAAGCACTTCTATCCTTACCACGACATCAACGGTAGCCACACTGCCAACAAGGTCAGGCACGTAGCCAACAAGAGCTTTAATGCCGAAGGTACTATGCAGAAGTGTACACTCTTTGGTCAGCATCTGTTTGGTCAGGGTGGTAAGTACATCACCGTATGTGAGGGTGAGCTTGATGCCCTATCTGCATTCGAAATGATGGGTAGCAAGTGGCCTGTAGTATCTGTACGTAACGGTGCACAGTCAGCAGTGAAGGACTGTAAGGAACAGTTTGAATACCTAAACAAGTTCGAGAACATTGTGCTATGCTTCGACAACGACGAGGCAGGTAAGGCAGCAGCTCAACGTGTTGCCCAAGTGTTCGAGCCTAACAAGTGTAAGATTATGTCACTCACATACAAGGATGCCAACGAGTATCTGAAGAACAACAAACGTGAAGCATTCACCAAAGCATTCTGGGAGTCACGACCCTACACACCAGCAGGTATTGTAAACCTTGCCAACTTCAGTGGCCTGTATGATACAGACAATCGTCAGACTGTACCGTATCCATACGAAGGATTGAACGACATGCTGTATGGCATGAGGACAGGTGAGCTTATTACATTCACAGCAGGTACAGGTGCAGGTAAGTCCAGCATCATACGTGAGCTTGAACACCACCTACTCAAAAGCACAGACCACAACATCGGCATTGTATCTCTTGAAGAAAACTGTCCTCAAACTATCTTCCACCTGATGTCGGTCGAGGCCAACAAGAGAGTGTACATCGACGAGGTACGTGCAACTATCCCACAGGAAGAGCTTGACCAGTACGAGAAGTTAACCGTAGGCACAGGTCGTCTGTTTGCCTTCGACCACTTTGGTTCCATTGGTACAGATGAAATCATGTCCCGTGTTCGATACATGGTGAAGGCACTTGATTGTAAGTTCATTATCATTGACCACCTGTCCATCTTGGTGTCAGGCTTAGAGGGTGAGGACGAACGTCGTAACATCGACAAGATTATGACAATGCTACGTAGCCTAGTCGAGGAGACACAGTGTTGTATGCTGCTTGTATCCCACCTACGTAGAGCAAGTGGTGACAAGGGACAGGAGCAGGGAGCACAGATTAGTCTGTCACAGCTACGTGGTTCACACAGCATTGCACAGCTCAGTGATGCAGTGATTGCACTTGAACGTGACCAACAGGCTAAAGATCCCATCGAAGCTAACACAACGTCAGTTCGTGTACTAAAGAATAGGTATGCAGGTGAGACAGGTATAGGTGCTTTCCTGTTGTACGACAAGGACACAGGTCGAATGAAAGAGATCAACGACCCAACACAGAGAGACGACTTTGATGTAGTAGATAAAGGAGATTACTTATGATTAAAACAACAAAGAGACCATTCGACAGAGCTTTGTACAACGCATCTGACCAGCCAGCAAGGAACGTGATTGTTTCCTACCTAACGAATAACGGTCACAAAATACTTGATACAAAAGAGGATTATAATGTTGACATCAAGAGCATTAAAGGAGATAATAAGTACTTCTCTGAGGTTGAAATCAAGTGGGGATGGAAGGGTGACTGGAATCCTAGCTGGACAGAGATACGAATACCATATCGTAAACAGAGACTGATAGACAAGAAGGAGAAGGCAGACGAAAGCAGCTCATTCCTTAACTTCTATGTCATACGTAGTGACCTAGAGTATGCTTGGAGAATCAAAGACACTCTTATGATTGAGTCCGAGGTACGTGAGGCAAGTGGACGATACATCACAAAGGGTGAGCAGTTCTTTCACATTCCATACGAGAAAGCAGAGTTGATACAATTATGAAGCTAGTAGTAGACATTGAAACAGACAGCCTAGAAGCTACAAAGATATACTGTATCGTAGCTAAGGATATAGAAACAGATCGTATCTATACGTACAAGGAGGGGAGCCTACATCATGCTAAGTCATTGATTGAACAAGCAGATATACTTGTTATGCACAACGGTGTATCCTTCGATGCACCTGTGTTGAAACGTCTACTAGATTGTAACATACCTCTAGCTAAGATACGTGACACACTTATCTTATCACAGATGGCTGACCCCAATCGTGAGGGTGGTCACTCACTGGATGCTTGGGGTAAGTCACTAGGCTTTGCCAAGCTAGACTTCAAAGACTTCAGTGGGTATACTACAGAGATGCTAAAGTATTGTATTCGTGACGTAGAGCTTACAGCTAAGGTATACAGTTCACTAGTACCAGTGATGACTAAGTTCTCACCACGTAGCATCAAGCTTGAGCATCAGATACGTGCCATCATTGACCAACAGGAAAAGAATGGTTTCACTCTTGATGTTCAATCTTGTATGCAACTTGTAGCTAGACTATCTGAAGAGTCACATGAAATCAGGCAGCAGCTACGTGTTACGTTCCCACCCATAACTGAGATACGTTACTCAGATAAGACAGGCAAACGACTGAAGGACAAGGTGACTGAGTTCAACCCTGCTTCCAGACAACAGATTGCACAACGTCTTATGGACAGGGGATGGAAGCCTAGCAAACGTACAGACAAAGGTCACGTAATTGTAGGTGAAGAGATACTTGAAACGATTGACATGCCAGAGGCTAAGATCATTTCACGTTACCTCTTACTAGAGAAACGTATATCACAAATCAAATCGTGGATAGATGCAGTAAAGGAAGACGGTCGTGTACATGGTAGGGTGTTGACATTGAGAGCCGTGACAGGCCGTATGTCTCACACCTCACCTAACATGGCACAAGTACCTGCTGTGTATTCACCATATGGAAAGGAATGCAGAAGTGTATGGACTGTTGGTGATAATGGGTATACTTTATTGGGTAGTGATGCTTCAGGTTTAGAGCTACGTATGTTGGCTCACTACATGAATGACCCTGACTACACCAAAGAAGTTGTAGAGGGTGACGTACACACAGCCAATCAACTGGCTGCTGGTCTACCCACCAGAGACAATGCAAAGACTTTTATCTATGCCTTCTTGTACGGTGCAGGAGCTAGCAAGATAGGTAAGATAGTAAACGGTACAGCCAGAGATGGACAGGTACTGATTGATAACTTCCTAGACAGAACACCAGCCCTAAAGAAACTAAGGGCTATGGTAGACAAACTATCTAGCAGAGGTTATCTTGTAGGTTTGGATGGACGTATACTACACGTTCGTTCACAACATGCTGCACTCAACCTACTGCTACAGGGTGCAGGAGCAATTGTGTGTAAGGAATGGTTGAAACATATAACCATCGAGGCACACAAACGTAAGCTAGACTACAAGCTAGTGGCTAGCATACACGACGAATACCAGTTCGAAGTCAATCAGCAACATGCAGAGGAGCTTGGACAGGTTACTAAGTGGGCAATGAAAGAAACTGAGAAGTCTCTTTTAGTTAAGTGTCCACTAGATAGTGAGTACAAGACAGGTAAATCTTGGGACTTAACTCACTAGTTAAAAAAAGATGTTGACATTCGATTGTGGATGTGGCATTATATAATGGCTGACTACATGAGTTAGTTAGCTCAATCAACATAGCAACCTACCCGTTACTATGTAACATAAACCAAAACGAAAACCATATTTAGGAGATATAAAACATGACAGTTATTTCAGGAACAGCATACTGGGCACACGTACAACAACCTAACACAACATACGAACCTGTTTACTCTATCGACATCATGGTCGATGAGAACAATCGTGCAGCCATCGAAGCTGATGGTATCCCAATCAAGAACAAAGGTGATGACCGTGGTGACTTCGTGCAGATCAGACAGAAGGTAGCACGACGTGACGGCTCAGAGAACCCTGCACCAGTTGTTGTAGATGCCAACAAAGAACAAACCAAAGTTCTGATTGGTAACGGTAGTAAAGTAAACGTACTATACACTCCCTACGAATGGAGCATGAACGGCAAGTCAGGTGTCTCACCTTTGCTGAAGAAAGTTCAAGTCGTTGATCTAGTTTCTTACGGTGAAGACTTTGACGTGGTGCAAGGTGGTTACGCAGAGACAGAGGACACAATGAATGACGAAGTGCCTTTCTAATATAGGCTAACAACACGGGGGGAACATAAGAAGTCGGTTCCCGAAGGCAGATAAGGAGGGCTGGGTACTCTGCCACATTTATAGGAGAATACTAATGAGTATGATTGAAGACACATTCTTTGCTGCCAACTTTGTATTCCTTTACTTTGCTATAGTAGGTTTCATTCTAGGATGGATGATGCCAAGGGGCAGGTACTTGAAATACTTACAGTTAAAGTTCTTCAAGATTCTGCACAACTTCTTTGCAGACGAAGAGGAATACATACAACACAAGGTGGAACGAATTAAACAAGTAACTAAACCATATAGGAAAAAGTAATGACTGACACCGACATCGTATTAATTTTAATAAGCATAACTACTTTTCTTTGTGTAACTTACACATACATTTTATTGAGAGAAGTAAATCAATTCAAACAAACAGTTTCACAATGGATACAAGATGACACTGACAGAACACGGTAAGAAACTAGATCAGTGCCTCTGGGTGCTGAAGTACTTTGGTACTGTAGAACAAAGAGAGTACTACAAGAACAACAAATCTTACCTTCAGTGGGTAAGTCAATGTGAACAAGTTATAGAATCAAACAGATTGGGATATTAAAATGAAAACTATCGACACTCTAGTAACAGACATATATGAGACACTTGAGCAGGGTGTCGATACGAGCCGAGCAGACGTGCAGGATCTTCTTGAAGAGTTCGGGAAGGATGCACAGGCTGCCGTAGCCATGATGCTTAGGGAGGGAAAACGTGAAGGTAAACAAAACCTACGGCTCTCTCAAATCGGTAAGCCAGACCGTCAAATCTGGTACGGGCTTCATGGTGCAAAGGAAGAGCCTCTAACTGGACAGACCCGAATCAAGTTCCTCATGGGTCACCTATTGGAGGCTCTTCTAATTGCTCTGACTAAGGCAGCAGGGCACACAGTAGAAGATGCACAGGGAGAGGTAGTAGTTGAGGGTGTGTTAGGCCATCAGGATTGTATCATTGATGGTGTACTGACCGACATCAAGACTGCTTCTTCATATGCCTTCAAGAAATTTAAAGAAGGTACGTTGTCTGACAATGATCCATTCGGTTACATAGCACAGATCAGTGCCTATGCTACGAAGAATGATCGTAAGGAAGCAGCCTTCTTTGCTATCGACAAGAACAACTCAGAGCTTACAGTGTTGAAGGTACATGAGATGGAGATGATTGATGCTCCTGCCCGTGTACGTGAACTAAAGAAAGTAAAAGAGATGGACTTCCCACCTGCCCGTTGCTACAAGGATGAGCCAGATGGTGCATCAGGTAACCGTAAGCTTGCAATAGGCTGTGTGTTTTGTAGCTACAAGAAAGACTGTTGGGCAGATGCTAACAATGGTAAGGGGCTACGTGGATTCCAGTACAGCAATGGAGTACGTTACTTAACAAACGTAGGTAAGGTTCCAAACGTAGACGAAATAGAATTATAATGGGTTTCAAAAGAAAAAAATATAATCACAGTTACAAATCTAATTCTGAAAAGAGTGCAGCCGACCAGCTATCAAGTAAGAAAATAAAGTTTGAGTATGAAACATTAAAGCTACCTTACGTCTGGAGTGAAGACAAGAACTACATCCCAGACTTTATCCTACCCAATGGTGTGATACTAGAAGTAAAGGGACGGTTTATGATTGAGGATAGAAAGAAACATCTATTCATTAAGTCAACCTACCCTGAGCTAGACATCAGGTTCGTGTTTGATAATCCATACAGGAAGTTATACAAGGGTGGTAAGATGACCTATGCAGATTGGTGTGACAAACACAAATACATTTACTGTAAATTAGGTGACGGCATCCCACAGGATTGGCTTGACAAACAGGATGCAAAGTAGTAATATCAATATCATACTGGATGAGTTTCGTCCAGACGAGTCGTCACCTGAACGTACACTATTCCTATGTGTATTACTTCAGGCACTACTAGATGCAACCAAACAATGTTATAAGGGTGAGCCGACTGAATCAAAGATAGATAGGGACAGAGCTACGGCTTGGTTCTTTGCTTCATACGGCACAACTGCAAAGGATTTCGAAGAGGTATGTAGTCATGCAGGGGTTGACCCAGACTACATGAGAGACTATGCTTTTAAAGTATTAAAATCAGGAGAGATAGAATATGTTAGAAAAAGAATCAATGCAATCCTCGGACACTGACGGATATGAGTTGTTCGGGGACATGATGGATGGGGATGCAGTAAACAACCCATCACACTACAATGCTAAGGGTGTCGAGGCTATTGTAGCTATCGAAGCCAGTATGTCAGACGAAGAGTTCAGAGGTTATCTAAAGGGTAACTGTATGAAGTATATGTGGAGATACAACTACAAGGGCAAGCCTGTAGAAGACTTGCAAAAAGCACAGTGGTATCTCAATAAGCTTATTGCATCTGTAGAATAAGTATAGTATAATTCAAACTCTTGGACATTTGAAATGAACGTAACATACATAGATCATATGGGCAGTGACTTAACAGTCGTTAACTCTGCCAGAGTTTCCTTCAACAAGGAATCACAACTAGAACAAAAGGTGGGACACAGTGACTTATCTGATAAAGATGTTAAACTTATCAAGTACTTGGCAGATCATGGTCATTGGTCTCCATTCTCCCACTGCTCTATTCAATTCAGAATCGAAGCACCCCTTTTCGTAGCAAGGCAATTAGTCAAACATCAGGTAGGATTAGCTTGGAATGAAGTTAGTCGTAGATATGTAGACTCTTTACCGTCATTCTACACTCCTAAGATGTGGAGGAAGAGAGCAGACAATGTAAAGCAGGGTAGCTCTGAGGAGCAGGTGGAGTACGATATAAGCCAGTACACGTTGGCTTGTATCAATGAGTACCAACATATGTTAGATGCAGGGATTGCCCCTGAGCTAGCTCGTATGGTGCTCCCACAGAATATGTACACAGAATGGTATTGGTCTGGTTCATTGTATGCCTTTGCTAGGGTATGCAAGCAGAGACTAGACAGTACATCACAAAAAGAAACACAGTATATTGCAGACTTAATTAGTCAAGAATGTGCAAGACACTTTAAGCATAGCTGGAAACAATTAACTGGAGAGGAGTATAGGGTTAGAAATGACAAACAATACATTGAATAATACATTGCCGACAGACTACCAAACATTCATTGCAACGTCACGTTATGCACGTTGGATTGAGGAAGAGAACCGTCGTGAGACTTGGACTGAAACAGTTGCACGTTTCATTGACAACATTGTACGTCCTGCCTATGACGACCCTAAAACAATCAATGAGATTGAAGAAGCCATCCTAAACTTAGAGGTCATGCCTTCAATGAGAGCCTTGATGACGGCTGGTCCTGCTGCAGATCGTGACAACACCTGTGTATATAACTGTAGCTACCTACCTGTAGACCACCCACGTGCCTTCGACGAGGCTATGTTTATTCTACTATGTGGTACAGGTGTAGGCTTCAGTGTTGAACGTCAAGCTATCCAGAAGCTACCATATGTTCCAGTTGAGTTGTCTGAGACAGATGACATGATTGTTATACAGGACAGCAAAGAAGGTTGGGCTAAGGGGCTACGTAAACTAATCAACCTGTTGTATCTAGGTGACGTGCCTAAGTGGGACTTGTCGAAGATACGTCCTGCAGGTACACGACTAAAGACTTTCGGTGGTCGTGCCTCTGGACCTGAGCCATTGAATGATTTGTTTAACTTTGTTACAGCTAAGTTCAAGGGTGCAGCAGGTCGTAAGCTTAACAGTGTTGAGTGTCACGACATCATGTGTAAGATTGGTGAGGTTGTGGTAGTAGGTGGTGTACGTCGTAGTGCCATGATTAGTTTATCTAACCTATCTGATGACCGTATGAGACATGCTAAGTCTGGTCAGTGGTGGGAGAATGAAGGCCAACGTGCACTAGCTAACAACTCTGTTGCCTACACAGAGAAGCCTGACATGGAAACATTTATGAGAGAGTGGACTGCTCTTGTAGAATCTAAGTCAGGTGAACGTGGTATCTTCAGCCGTGAAGCTGCAGATAAACATGTAGAACGTAATGGTCGTCGTGAGACAGGACATGAGTGGGGTACTAACCCATGTAGTGAAATCATCTTACGTCCATATCAATTCTGTAATCTAACAGAGGTGGTGGTGAGACCAACTGACACAGAGAAGAGCTTGTCTAGGAAGATTAAACTTGCTACAATACTGGGTACGATTCAATCAACCTTCACCCATATGCCTTATCTACGGCCTATATGGAGGAAGAATACAGAGGCAGAGAGGCTGTTGGGTGTGAGCCTGACTGGTATTATGGACAATGAACTTACTTACAAAGCAGATAAAAAACTATTGGAGAAACTCAGGGGTGTGGCTGTACAAACAAATATCGAAGCTGCAGAAAAGCTTGGAATCAATCAGTCATCAGCCATCACTTGTGTCAAGCCTTCGGGTACTGTATCACAGCTTGTTGATAGTGCCAGTGGCATTCATGCTAGGCATAGTGAGTATTATATCCGTACTGTACGAGGGGATAACAAAGATCCTCTCACACAATTCCTAAAAGATTCTGGCATACCATCAGAGCCTTGTGTAATGAAGCCTGACAGCACGACTGTCTTCAGCTTCCCTACTAAGTCTCCTGACAATGCAGTCACACGTAACGACATGGATGCTATTGAGCAGCTAGAGTTGTGGAAAAGCTATGCACTGAACTGGTGTGAGCACAAGCCATCTGTCACCATCACAGTACGTGAAGCTGAGTGGATGAAGGTAGGTGCTTGGGTGTACGAGAACTTTGACATCTGCTCTGGTGTATCTTTTCTACCTCACTCAGATCATACCTATGCACAGGCTCCCTATCAGGATTGTGACAAGGCTACGTACAAGGAAGCTTACTCTAAGATGCCAAAGGTAATCGACTGGGTTAAGTTGTCAGAGTATGAGATGGAAGATAACACAGCAGGATCACAGACATTGGCATGTAGTGGTGACTCTTGTGAAGTGGTTGACCTGATATGAGGATGGTAGCAGAGATATGGGGCAGGGAAAACTGTACCTACTGTATCAAAGCAAAAGAACTTTGCACACAAAGAAACATACCATTTGAGTATATAGATGTTAACACACCTGATCTTCTTGATTCGTTTAAGAAAAACTTTCCAGACCAGAAGACAGTGCCACAGATAAAACTTAATACTAAGTACGTCGGTGGCTACACAGAGTTAGCTAATAAACTAGACAATGAACCTTAGAGTATACGGGATAGATTCTTCTAGCCCCTGCAAGACGGCCTGTGAGTTAGATGCTGACAGGTCGTTTTGTTTAGGTTGTGGTAGAACAGTCTCAGACATTAGAAACTGGAGTAAGATGTCTGACGATACAAAAATTAAATCAAAGTTTGAAGCACAGAAAAAACTTCTTGACATCTTATAGTATATTTACTATAATAGTAGTTGACGGTGGGGAGTACCTCCTTCTCTAACGATTCCTCTCTCACTCCCTGCCGTCATTAGGAGGTTTATATGACAAAGATAGAACAACTACACGTCGGAATACAAGCATGGAAGAAACTAGGATGGCTACCATACTGTCCAAATAACGTAAGAAAGTATATCTCTTTCATTCCTTTTTACATGCCATACAATCTGATGAGAAGAAAAATATACAACGGTTATACATTAACAATGGGTAATAAAAAGAATGTTTAATGTACGTACCCCTACTATATATGTAGGCTATGACGTAAGAGATCACAGAGCCTACGAAGTATTACATGAATCAATTAAAAACTACACAGACAAGTATCCAATCGTACCTTTGATTGAGCCAGTGCTCCGTAAGATAGGTCTGTTTCGTAGAACACATAATACATTTAAACATAATCCAATGCAGAAGTATGATGCCTTTGACGGTAAACCATACAGCACAGACTTTACATTCACACGATTCCTTGTCCCTAGTTTAAATCTACATAGTGGGCTGGCATTGTTTATGGATGCTGACATGCTAATGAGGTCAGACCCTACAGAAATCTTTGAGACATATGGCAGACAGAAGCAGTATGCAGTACAGGTGGTTAAACACAAATACAATCCAGAGGCAGGGGTTAAGCTAGATGGTGTAGAACAAACACGTTACCATAGAAAGAACTGGTCTAGTTTTATTTTGTTTAACTGTGACCACGAAAAGAATAGGCAGCTTACGGTAGACGATGTAAATCTAAAGTCTGGTTCTTGGCTGCACTCTTTTGGTTGGCTAGAGGACGACGAGATAGGCAGCATCAACGAAGAGTGGAACTGGTTGGACGGTCACTCAGATCCTTTCATCGAACCTAAGAACGTACACTTTACCACAGGTGGTCCTTGGTTTAACAAGTGGAAGCCGTCACGTTTAGTTGACGAAGCATTCAGTGAAGAGTGGCTCAAGGCAGAACAATTAATAACAACAAAGAGAGTAATGGAGAACATGTAATGTATACGTTTGTAACATCATTTAATAAAGAATCATACAACACATATGGACTAGAGATGTTAAAGTCTGTCAGTGAAAACTGGAAGACAACTGCAGGTATGTTACGTTTAGTTGTATACGTAGAAGGCTTTGATAGTTTAGATGAGCTACCAGAACACGAGTTTAGTTCTGTCATTGAGTACCGTCACCTTGAACACGTAGAGGCACGTACTGTTTTCCTAGAACGTAACTCAGATAAGAACGGCACTCTTGAAGGTGGTCACTATAACTACCGTATGGATGCTGCACGTTTCTGTCACAAGGTATATGCTTTCTCTGATCTAGCATTTGAATTAATTTCAGATGACTACAGAGGTTGGCTTGTCTGGTTAGATGCCGACACAGTTACTACAAAAGAGTTTACTGCTGGTGATGCAGCTAAGTTACTACCAGAAAGTAAAGAGGTAGTACACCTTGGTCGTATTGACATCGACTACAGTGAGACAGGGTTTGTAGGATGGAACTTAAACATGCACAATGCAGCATCTCTTATTACAGACATGAGGGGTGCATATGATACCGATGAGATCTTTGGTTATAGAGAGTGGACAGATGCTTTCTTATTTGAACGTCTACTAAATATCTATAAGGCTCACGGCATGGAAGTATTAAATCTTTCAGAAGGTGTACGTGGACTAGCTGTAGTTGAAAACTCTCCACTAAAAGATTTCTTTGTACACAAGAAGGGTAACTTAAAGTTTGTAGATGCTGAACCAGCCCAACCTACCAAGCAGTTGAAAGGTGCTAAACGATACAAGCAACTAGCTGATATTGTTAGACATTATTCAGAAGATAATGATAACTTTAGTATTCTTGAAGTTGGTACGTGGGACGGTCGTCGTGCTATTGAGATGGCACTGGCTGCTTTTGAGTCTGTTGACAAGGTGCACTATCGTGGCTTTGATTTGTTTGAAGATGCTACAGATGAGACAGATAAGGTAGAACTAAACGTAAAGAAACATAATACTATATCTGCTATATCCGAAAGACTTCAACAGTTCTCTGATAAGATGAATGAGAATAATAAAGAGTTTACATTCTCTCTACATAAGGGAGATACAAAGGATACACTGAAAGGCTCTAAGCATTTAGATGTTGACCTAGCTTACATTGACGGTGGTCATTCATATGAAACTGTTAAGAGTGATTACGACCATCTATCTTCTGTTCCTGTAGTTGTATTCGATGACTACTATAGTCCAATGGATGAAGACACTGTTGTTTCAGAAGATCATAGAGGGATTATAAAAACATTTAAAGATATTAAAGTTAAACGTAAGGCAGTGCTTCCATCTGAAGACCCAACAACATTGGGCTGGTATGTACACCTAGCTATTGCACTACAGGATTCAGATACCGTTAAGGACTTACCTACTTCGTTGACACGTGTACCTATTATTGTTAAGCCTAAAGACTCTATGCCTGTAGATGACATACGTAATAATGTACGTGAGAATGTTAAACTAATTAATAACTTTGATTGGGTAAAGAACTACAAGCCTACAGAAGAACATGCAATCATTGTGTCAGGTGGTAAGTTAGACTTTATTAAGATAAAGAAACTACAGCAGGAAACAAATGCAAAAGTATTTTGTGTTAAACATTCCTATCAACGTCTGCTAAAGAATGGCATCAAACCATTTGCTTGTGTAGTGTTAGACCCACGTCCTATGGAAGGTGTTAGCACACATGGTGTAGTACGTAAAGACTTGTTTAAAAAGATTGATCCTACGACTAAGTTCTTTATTGCTTCTATGACAGACATTACGGTAACGAAATACATAATGGAAAAGACAGACAACATACTAGGCTTCCATGCTTTTACGGATGCCATACGAGATGAAACTGTTACTAATAAAGTAACTATTGCAGAGGGCATTGGTATAAATCCAGGGGAATTATTAATCTCTGGTGGCACATGTGCTGCTACTCGTACCATTGGATTGCTTGAGACATTGGGATATACTAACCAACATTTGTTTGGTTTTGATTGTAGTGTTACAGAGAAGGAAGCTAAGAAGCATAAGGATATTAAAGACGAAGCAGGTAACGACAAGTATCTTGCAGTAGAAACAGGTGACAAGAAGTTCTTTACAACTGGAGAGCTGCTAGCTTTAGCTCAGGACTTAGAACGTATGTTTGAAGACAAGGCATGTAAAATAAACTTTAAGTTTTACGGCTCTGACAGTCTAGCTGCACAGGTGTTTGAGCAATCATATTACAATGAACATTATAAGACGTTTGACCAATGGCTAAATTAAAAGAAAAACAAGAGCTGTTCTGTCAGAACTATTTTATTACACGTAATGCTACGAAGGCAGCTCAATCTGCTGGATATAGTGAGCAGTCTGCATACAATCAGGGCTATCGTCTACTCAAACAACCTGACATCCAAGACAGGTTAAAAGAGTTAGAGTCAGAAGTAAGTACCGACCTAGATGTTATAACAGAGCTAGAGCAGCAGTACGAAGCTGCTAAACTAACTGGCTCTGGTCAGGTGGCACTCAAGGCACTAGAGTTGTTGTCACGTGTACGTGGTAACAATCAGGAAGACGAGGGGCCTACAGACTTAGAAGGACTAGAAGAAAGCATTAAGCATTCGTTTCAAACAATAGGTAAAGAAAAAGTATACGAGCTTTTAATGCAAACATTCCCTGAAGACTTTGACGACGAGGAAGAAGAGGACAAGGTAGATGCTGATAGCTGAGGCACTTTGTTATCTATACCTACAAACTGCAACACATGCACGTATGGACAATCAATCTAATGTATTAGTACGTCGTTGTCATTATAATTGTGACGGTGTATCTAAAACACATCAGATATATTTTGAAGATAAATGTCCTGATAAAATAAAGAAAGGGACTAGATCAATCTATAAAAACGTGTTATAATAATAAAGAATTTTTTGGGAAGAAAGAGTATATAGTATGACAAAGACAGCACTAGTAACAGGTATAACAGGACAGGACGGAGGCTACCTAGCAGAGCTTCTTATTGATAAGGGTTATGAGGTACATGCTCTACGTAGACGTAGTTCTTCTGTTAATGATTTACATCGTATATCTCATCTATTAGATACAGACAAACTACATCTACATTATGGTGATCTTACTGACACAGGTTGTCTAGTAAAGTTGTTTGATAAGAAATTATTTAATGAGGTCTATAATCTAGGTGCACAGTCTGATGTACGTGTGTCATTTGACATACCAGAATACACAGCAGATGTAGATGCCTTGGGTACACTGAGGCTGCTAGAGTGCATTAGAACACTAGGCATGATGGAACATACTAAGTTCTATCAAGCCTCTACGTCAGAGCTGTACGGTAAGGTGGTAGAGATACCACAGAATGAAAGCACTCCCTTCTATCCACGTTCACCCTATGGTGTAGCCAAACAGTTTTCCTTCTGGTCTGTTAAGAACTACAGAGAAAGCTATGGACTACATGGTTCTAATGGTATTTTATTTAACCATGAATCACCGTGGAGAGGTGACAACTTTGTCACACAGAAGATAGTAAAGGGTGTATCTAACATTGCTAGGGGAGCACAGAGCCACATAAGTCTAGGTAACATGGATTCTAAGAGAGATTGGGGACATGCTAAGGACTATGTAGATGGCATGTATCGTATGCTACAGCAAGAAAAAGGTGACGACTATGTGCTGGCAACAGGTGAGCTACACTCTGTACGTGAGCTAGTGGAGATATGTTTTAATTACTTTGATATTAAGATACACTGGGAAGGTTCTGGTACAGATGAAAAAGCTATCGACGAGAACGGCAACACTGTAGTTAATGTTAACCCAGAGTTTTATCGACCAGCCGAAGTAGAGTTATTAGTAGGAGATCCAAGCAAAGCAAAGAATGTACTAGGGTGGAAGCCTAAGTATACCTTTACTACTTTAATAGAAGAGATGTTGGAAGCTACTCTATACTAACCCCTAAAGTTACCAAACCCACTGAAGCCTGTGCCTCCTGTAGTTGCTGTCTGTGCACTTTCTTGTGTAGTCGGTGAGACATACGAGCTTGTAGGTGACGTAGCAGCAGGATTAAATACAGGATTCATGTTACCATACGACGTATAGTTATAACCCTCTAAAGGATTATTAAGTCGAGGACCTTGACCAAATGAAATACTTCCAGTAGGGTTCTGATAATCATTCTGCATTATCATTTGTCGTTGATACTCTGGCATAGCATTAGGATCAGTAACAGTATTAGTATATGTCTGAGCTGGAGAAGTAAATTGATTCATAGCTCCACTACCCTGATAACCCATAGGTGATTGATAAGGTGTATATGACTGTTGAGTAAATGGTGCACCAAAATAATTAGAACTGCTTTGCATAAATCCAGTGTAAGGATTTACAGTCATACCACCTAGAGTAGAACCCCCAACATTTCCTGTTGTCTGACCAGCCTGATCTTGACTATAATACTGAGAGTAACCTGTGTAAGGAGCAATAGTATCTACCTTAGTAGGAGCTATTACTTGAGTTCCTGGAGTAGTAGATATTTGTTGGTTATTTATTTCCTCTTGAAAAACATCAGAAGCACCTAACAGAGGGTTTGTATTTGTAATGCCTACACCTGTTCCTGTCCCTACATTAGTTGTACCTACAGTAGATTGATTATTAGCTATACTATCTAATACAGAATTAATCTGTGTATTTATATTACTCATTGATGGAAGGTTTGACACAGGTGATGGTTGATTACCTGCAAAAATATTAGAAGCATTTAATAAAGGATTTGTACTTTGATTATATTCTTGTGCTAAAGAAGAAACATCTACATTACCTAAGCCACCACCTTGATTTGCATAGTCTGAATAAATAGAAGCTCCTCGATTAGCCATAGGCTCTGGAGCTGGCTCTCTATTAGTAGCTGTTGGAGTTTGTGAAATCAGATTTAATACATTTAATAAATCATAACCACTAGCATCTCCTTGTTTTGATATTGAATCTAACATTTGTTGAGGTGTTAAGTTTACCGTTGGTTCTTCAAAGACTGCAGCTTTTTTAGCTTTAGGTCCTTGTACAGTAGGCTCTGTAGTAAGTCCTGAAAGTCCTCTATTACCACCATACCTAGCCCTCATTGCTCTGTTATACTCTTCTGTGTTATTTCTAACTACCATGTCTTAACCTTTCAACTTACCTATAGATTTTAATCCAAAGCTAGCTGCAATACTAGCTAGTATGCCGTACTTAATAAAGTCAGGAGCTTCCTTTAGAAACTCAAAGCCACTCTTCATAGCTGGCTGTAGTGGTTCAATGAAGCTACAAAATATTACAAGTATGAAACAGATTGTCCAAGCTTCGTCCTTCCACGAATCAGTGCTGGCAGACATAGCTTTCTCTTCCCAGCCACCGTCTTGCTCTACTTGTTTAGCCTGTGCCTCAATCTTAACTACTTCTAGTTTTTGTTTAGCTTCTGCTTTCTTTTGTTTACCTTCTAGCCAAGTGGTAGCTATGCCAGCAACAGGTCCTAGTAATGCTTGTAACATTTTATTCCTCTATTTCATTTTTAATAAGTAGTATAGCAAAGACTGCACTAACTTCGTTAACACCTGAGCTTGATTCTGCTGTTACTTCGATGTCAGATTTTTCTGGTATAGGTAAAGGAAATTTATATATTTCCTCATAGCTTCCTCCAGCTATAGTAAACTTAGCTTTTGTTTTAAATACACCACCAAACTCTCTTACTTTAAGCCTAACTCTTACAAATTTATTTGCTACCTCCGTAGCAGTATTGGCTGCTATTTGCTCTAAGTATCCAGTATAACCAGCAGGTATAGTATACACAGCTTGTAAGCTTTGGTTTTCTTCAGCAGCTATTTCTGAATTTAGATTTCCGTCTGAGTTTAATATTCTAATAGAAGATGTAGGTTCAGCATCGTTACTAACAAAGGCACGATTAACACGAATAAAAGAATCTGTAGTAGTCACAGTTGTTGTACCGTTTATTGTTACGACAGTACTTATTTCATTATAGTTTACATCTAAACCTTCTATTGTAATAGCAGAGCTAACGTCAACAGTGGATGTACCTACTACTAATAAAGGAGCTGCAGTTGTAGCATATACATAAGCTAGACCACCATTAAAGACTGCTACCTCTGAGCTACTTACTGAAGTAGCATAGCCAAACTTATTAATAGCTTTGTGTCCCTGAACAAAACCTCTTTGTATATGTAAGTCAAGGTCTTCTGTTTTTCCAAACCTACTGATTGAACTATATTGTCCCATTATTCTACTCCTGTTTCCATCATCCTAGACAAAGTATATGACCGACCTTTTACTTGTCGTGCCCATTTACTATCTAACATTTCTATTGCAGCTTGTTCATAATCATCAAGCTCAATTGCTTTCCACATCTTAACAAATCCTTTAAGACGAGGCACACCGACATTAAAAGCCATATCAAGAACAACCCTGACACGAACATCATTAAGTTTAGAAACCATAGGAAAGGCAGCAGTAAGTTCTCTTTCAACGATTTCAATATCATTGTCACAAAGATAACGTGCTTCATCTTCACTAATTCCCCTGTCTCTAAGGTTACGGCCTACACCAATAGTCTCAAACCCTTCGGTACACTTGTATACTTTAAGCTCAAGACCTTCGTGTTTAATTAACTGGTCTACTAATTTATCTTTATTATACATCATATCAGTCTAGTATCCCACTCCCTTGTAGATCATCGTATATACTAAATATTTCATCGTAGTCAATTGGAATTTCCATATCTTCAAAGTAATATTTTTCTTTAAGCTGATAAGGGTCAAAGAAATTATCAAGAGCATTGTTAAGAACAGTACCTGTATCTCCTCGAAGACTCTTTCTACCTTTATCTGTAAGGCTTTCTACTACACTACCAAACACATCGTCACCATAAATTGCTGAGTAGTCCTCCATTAAACTTGTTAACTTCTGATACCCAGCTAATCTTTTATCCTGTGCCTTTAAGAAATCATTAGTTACAACACTAGAATCCTGTCCTGAGAAAAGACCTCTTGCATAGTTAGGATCACTACGTAAATTATATTCAAGCTCACTGCCAGCAGTATTTATTTCTTGTATTAAAGGGTTAATATTAAATTGTGTACCAGCAGTAATATCTAGCCTATCTCTTTTAAGACCAAGTGAAGCAGCTAAATCTACTTCACCTTCTGTAAAGTAAGCTCCACTTTTCTTCTTACCTTTTTCATTTAAACTTTTTTCATACTCTAACCGTTTATTAATTAAGGTTACAAATCCAGGAGTAAAGACATCTATTAATGGTTCAAATCTACTTGCATCTAATTGTACTACGTCTTCACCAAAGGTATCACCCTCTCTACTCTTACCCATAAAGACACTTGCCAAAGCTTCGGTTATCATAGACGGTGCAAGGAAGGGACCAAGAGCCTGATCTAAAGTTCCCAGTGCTATTTTATCTAGTTCTACTTCAGCTTCTTCTCCTGTTATATTACCTAGTACTAAAGCATTCGTTCCTTTAGCTATATTTTTAAGATAACTAAATGGGTCTATTGGACCTAAGTTTAAAAAGTCTACAGATGTTTGTCCATTTTCATCTTCACCAATAGGAGTTAAATAAATTTTATCTTGGTTATAAGTAAAGTTAGATCCTATGTTTTCTAATGCTTCTTTTTGAGTTGAAGATATACCATTCATACTTGCTGAAAAATCAGACAACATTGTTGGAGCTACACCTGCTGCAGTTAAACCACCTAGTCTTTTAAACCCTGCCTCTGCTAATGCCTTATCTCCACTAGCTATATCCTGTAGTGTATACTTACCTAAGTTTTTACTTATCCTTACCATTTCTGCAGGGAAAGCAAGAAAGTCACCCAATACACCCGTCCTTAAATTTTTAAGAGCTTTAGGAACAAGGTTGTAGTTAGGCATTAAATCTCTTGTACGTTGAGCAGCTACCTCTTCTTGTTTAGCTAGAGGCAGGTCTCCATACTTTTTACTTTTTTTAATATAGTCAAGAGTTTTTTCAAAGTGAGCAATTTTAAATAGGTCATCTTCTGCTTGATATACTTCTAATACTTTATTATCAGTTATTTTACTTAATAGATTTCCTCTATTAGCTGCACTGGTAAGAGCTGCATCTGGGTCTGTTCCAAAAGCATTTAAGTTACGTCTTATAACTCCTATATTAACACCACTACTAGCTACACCTAGTTCAGTATATCTTGCATATCTATTTGCAATTTCTTTACTAGTTTTATTACGAAGTTTATTAGAAGTTGCTTTTAAAGCTGTGCCAAAACCCTTTGGCCCTATGAATCCATTAGCTATCATAAGTATACCGTTACCCATTACGTTACGTCCGTGTGTAGCTGGGTTGTAAGCAGTTTTAAAAGCTTGAGAAACACCTTTACCTGCCATAAATGTTTGCATAAAAACACCATCTGGTTGTAAAGTATTTAATCCATCTTTAATAGCTTTAGCATAATTATCATTAACATATAAACCTTCAAGAGGGTTTACTACCTGTCCTTTAGCTACAGATGTTCTACCAAAGACACGGCCTAGCCTTTCCTCACCAATAACATCAAGAGGATTTGTACCTATAGCTTTTCCAGATGCAGATAAGTTTCTTAGATGGTTTCCCACACCCTTTAAGAAGTCATCTTCTGCACCAATCCTAGAAAGGTTAGTCATAGTTTTAACATAGTTTTTATAAGGGTCTTTAACTTCACCAAGTAAAGCTCTAACTCCTTCTGGTAAATCTTTACGTTTCATACCTGATTTAGTATCACCTATTCTTTTACCATGTGTTAGTAAACCACCAAGAAAATCTCCAGCTTCTTTATTATCTCCCTTAGCCATTAACTTTTTTAATACATCATAAGACTCTTCAGCATTCTTACCTGTAGTATCCATTATACTTTTTAATGCTGTAGAAAATACACCATCTGGGTCTGTGCCGTCTTTATCAAACTTCTTAAACTTATTTAAAGTTTGTTTTCTAACTCCTGGATCATCAAAAAAATCATAGCTTCTAGTCAGATATATTTCTAACTTTTTATTTATTTTACTTTTAAGTTTACCTTTAGTAAGACCTAAAGCTTTAGTACTTAACTCATCTACATTCTTTCTCATTTCAGAAACAATAGACTGAGTATCTGGTTTTAATTGTTTAAGTGCTACGTTGTCTCCATTCAATGCTTTATTAATAACTTGATCTACGTTACCAAGATTATCTTTATATTCTTTTTTAACAACTGAAGACAAATCAGAAGCTAGTCCTTCAGCACGTATCATTCCTGCTTCAGCACCTTTGCTAACTTTTTGAATTAAAGATAACATAGTGCTGTCTGTTCCTAAACGTGAAGACCAGTTAGCACCGATAGAAGGTAGCTTATCTAAATAGGGTAAACTTTTAACAGCTTCTTTAACAGGTTTAAATGCTATGCTGGCTCCCTCAGCAATAGGTTTTTTAAGTTTACCTGCTAACAATAAAGGAGAGAATGCTACACCTAAACCTAAGTTAGATAGCAAAGCTTTTATATATTGTTCAGCTTCTGTATCTGTCTCATCTACTCGAAGTCTTTCTAAGTATGTAGTAGATTCGGGAAAGCTTTCTCTTAATAAATTAACTACACCTTCTTCTGGATCTTCTACAATAGTTGCAGCTACTGCGCCTTTAGTACCAGTACCTGCTGCTTTCATAAGAGCTTGACGTTTACTATTTTCAGATATTTTCTTAAATGTTTTGTTAGCTAGAGAACGTGTACCTGCAGAAGATAAAGCTTTTGAAGCCTTACCTACACCAGAAGCAACCTTAGTTACACCCATAAAAGGAACAATATAAGAACCTAATGTACCTACTATTTCTTCTCCACCTGCTATTAGACCTTCTCCGTGATATGGATCAAATACTTCAGAAGATAGTTTTTTAATTTCGTCAGGTATGTAGTCACCTATCTCATCAGCAGCTTTACCAATTGCTTCTTCCATAAAATCTGGCAGAATCATTGCACCGAAATCAGTAAGACCCTCAGCAGTTTCACCAATGGCTCTACCTGCAGCACGACCAAACCAAGTTGTACGTGCACGTGTGTCGTCAACTTCGTCACCTACACGTAGCTCACCTGATTCAAAAGCTGTTGTATAGTCCTGCAAAGCCCCTGCATAATCTACAGGATCAATCTCTTTTTGCTCTAGGAATTTATTTTTTTGTTCTTTAGTACTAATTTCTCCAGCTTCTATCTTTTGATCTAACTCGTCAAAAGCAGACTGGAATGTACCTGATCTAAAGCTAATTGCCATTTAATTAATCCTTAATATTAACAGTTATTTATTATCCTAAGTTTTGTTGCTTCTTTGCTTTTTGTTCTTGTTCTTCTCGTTTTTTATTTAGAGTTTTTTGTGCTGTTGACCTTGATCCTCCTTTTTTACCTTGTTGTAATGTGTCGTCAACAACAGGATCAACAGGATCAACAGGATCAATAGGATCACCATTACCAGTCTTAAAAGGTTCTAGTAACCTTGCATACTCTGCCATGACCAACCTAGCAATTTGATTTTCATCAGTGATATTAGCATCACGAGCTGCCAAGGTAGCCGTTGCTAAAGCTTTATCTTGAAGAGGTAATGTTAGCCTCCTCGTTTCATCTAGTAATTTATCTTTTCCAAATACTCTTGTTTCAACATCAGCAAACCGAGCAGGTGTTATGTCTGGAAAGATTAATTCAGGTGTTAAGTCTTTAATTTTCTCACCCACTGCTAGAGTAGATAGTAAGCCTTCTAGTTTTGCCTTACGTTCTTTTTCAGGAAGGTCTTCTACCTGTGCCTGTATAGTAGCAAAGTCACCTAAAGAAGAAGCTGCACCTGAGCCAATGGCTGCAAGAGCACCTCGTGATGGGTCAGCAGAAAGAATACCTAAACCAGCCTGAGTAAGAGCAGCAGCCTTTTGAGCTTCTATTTTTCTCATCTCTGCTTCTTTATCAAACTTACCTACTCCAGCTAAAACTTCCTTTAAGTCCTCAAGGTCAATACCTAAATCAGCTAGCCCAGCCAAGCCACCTGCTTGACGATAAGCTACACGATCTTTATTGGTAGGTTTCATTGACCCACCCTCTTTCCTAAACATACCACTTAGTCCATAGATACTTAAACCAGCACCTGCTGCCTGTTGGAATGGGCTAGGTTGGGCTGGTGGTTGAGTAATCTGAAAAGGAAAGCCTTGAATAAGAGAAGACATTTGTTGTAGTTGCTGTGCTGGAAAATCTCTTTGTTCTTGGAATTGTTGATATGCAAGGTCAGCACGTCCTTGTTCCATACCACGACCAGCCTCACCTACACCTGATAGGTAACCAAGTTCACGATACTGTTGACCAAGAGCACCTTGTCCAAGATTAGCAAAGGCAGGAGCAAAGCCAGCAAGACCTGCAGCTTGTTGTCCAAATGCACCTGCACCTTGACCATATAGTCCAGCTTGTTGTCCATAAGCACCACCTAATCCCTGATATAGTCCACCAGCTTGTCCAAACTGACCAGCTAATTGACCACGTTGAGTAGCTAAGTCACCAAAGCCTTGAGCCTGTTGACCAAATGCACCACCTAATCCCTGTAAACCAGTAGCTAACTGTCCATATGTACCACCTAATGCACCCTGTTGTCCAGCAAGTCCAGCATACTGTTGTCCTATTTGACCTAGCTGTCCTGCTGTGCCACCAAAGCCAGTTGCTGCAGCACGTAGTTGTTCAGCTAAACCACCATAACCACCTAGTCCTAGTTGTTGACGGGCTAAAGCAGATGACTGAGCCTGTGAGCCTAGACCAGCTAGTGCCTGTGCCAGACCAGTTTCACGTTGTAGTCGAGCTACATCTTCACCATAGCCTAGTTGTTGTTGTTGTGCAGCAGTCTGTAATGCTTGTTGATAAGCTGCCTGTGAGCCTCTTGATTGTATATCTGCTAGTCGTCCACCTAAATCAGATGCAGCCTGTCCCTCTAGTAAAGCTTGACGTGAGCCACCAAAGCCTCCTGTTGCAGCAGCCTGAGCAGATAGTTGTTGATCGTACAACTGAGCTTCTTTTATAGCTTCTCTTTTAGCTATATCAGTAACTTCTTGTTGGAAAGGATCCATGTATCTACCAATTTGTAAGTCACCAATGTCTACACCACGAGCTGCACCACGTTGTACGTCAGCAGCTTCCCTAGCAAGGCCACGTTCTTCTGCTAGTCCTAGACCAGCTAAACCTAGTTGACTTTGAATGTCAGCAACAGGAGCCAATGAAGAACGTAGTAAAGCTTCTTGTGTTCCTACACGTTGTTGTTGTTGCTGGTATCGTCTAGCTGCTTCATCTAGTGTAGGCTGTTGACGACCTAGTGCTTCTGCCTGTGTAGCATATGCCTGACCAGCTAAACCTAGATAAGGAGCCTGTCCTCTTAGAGACTGCTCATAATTCATTAAAGCTCTGTTGGCTTCAGCTAACTGTGCAGGAGATTGTCCATATAAATCTCCTGCTTGACCATAAGCTACTTCTGCCATACCAAGGGAAGGAGCTACACCTTTTAATAGCTGTCCACCTACCTGTTGTGTTGCTAGTCCTTGTTCTAAAGAACCTAGAGCAGGAGCATAGTAAGAACCTGCCTGAGATAGACGAGGGTCAGCAGCAGCTAAACCACCTTGTGTAGCCTGTGATACAATACCCTGACGAGCTAGTTGTTCCATAGGACTAAAGCCTACGAGACGTTCTCCCATGTAGGGTACATATTGTTGTTGTGTACCGTATAAACCTTCAGCTCTGTTTAAAACATTTCTTACATAAGGTTGCAAGGTAGGAGGTACGTCTTGTTGACTACCACCTCCACCACCTTTACCGTAGGCTATGTGTGAGTTTAGTTTTTTCTCAAGCCACTTATCTTCTACCTCAATGGATGAACCCATAAGATCTTCAAAGTTATGCTTTGGTTTTTTATCAAATAAAATCATAATTCTTTTTCCATATATGTTACATCTTTATAACCAAATTTCTTGAGGGCTTTTAACCAAGCTTTTCTCCCCCCACCCATTATCTTTTTACAATTAAATATATCTGCAGTTTCTTCTAAAGCTTTCTGTAAATATTCCATATCTATCTTTTTAGTATCTACCGAAGAAATAAAAACTACATTTAATCCATTATAAGAATCAAAACTAATTACTTGTGTAACATATACTAAGCTTAGTTCACCTTCTTCTAATACAATAAACAACTGCCACATGTTATTTATTAATCTATTAAATGTACCGTCAACGGTTACTTCATTGTTTCCCGACTTATCAATAGCTTTTTGAATGAGTGGGTTAAATAAGTGCCAATACTTTGCCACATCCTGTGGGGGTACTTGGTAGTGTTCTTGAGTCATTAAACCATTCTGCTAAGTTCTTTAGCACCATCTATTTGCTTAGGCTGGCTTTTTCTCCCCATTGCTTTCTCTCTCAAAGCTGTTCTAAAATCATCTAATCTTTTAGCACCTGCATCGGACGAACCGTTGCCAAGTGCCGACACTGTGTAGGCATCCATCACATACTCGTCAGGACTTAACTGAGCACGTTCAATCTGTGGGTCACCAACTACTTCAAAGGCTACGTTATCTGACATACCGTCACCTAGTCTTCCATCTACCATACCTGAGAACATGCCACTAGGCTGTCCACCCTCATTTAAACTAATAGGACCACCCTCAGCAGCCATACGTGTAGGACGGAAGAACTGAGGCATCTGTCCACCACCACGGATGTACTTATCTATTTCTGCTCTCGATACGTTAGCTGACTCTTGTGGGTTTTGTATAGCTTCGATAGGACCATAAGAAGGTTTAACCATTTCTACTGGAGAGGCTACTCCTGCTGCCAGTGCACCACCTGCTACAGATTTAAGACCTTGGTCTTTTAGTGCTTGTAGTCCTGTTCGTCCTGCTGCCCCTGCTAGCTGACCCATAGTAGCAGGTTGTAGTGCTCCTGCTGTTTGTGCCGATGCTATGTCTGCAAAACTAGATGTTCCTGCTGCTCCTGCTGTACCAGAAGGAAAAGCACTTGATGGTATAGGTTTAAAACTTCCTAATGCACCTGACCTAGTAACTTCACCAGGAACAAAATTACTTAATGCTTCAGTTCCTGCTCCAGTTGCTGCTCCAGTTGTTGCTCCAGTTGTTGCTCCAGTTGCTGCTCCAGTTGTTGCTGCTGCTGGTGCAAACATACCTGCTGTTACACCTGAAGTAAGACCTGTTAGAGCTGCTTCCTCAATACTTTGACCTGCTGCCAATCCACCACCTGCTGCACCTAATCCAGTACCGAAGGCTGCACCAACGGCAGGACCAAGAAAAGCTGCACCAGCTACTGCACCCAGCACTGGTAGAATATCTTTAAGTTTGAAAGCTTCAGGTAAACCTGTATAAGGATTACGTGTAAGACCTCCAGGAGCCATAGCTTCTAAAGCTTTTAGCTCCATAGGATTAACGTGGACTAGGGTGTTATCTCCCTGCCTTCCCTTCATTGCTGCCAGACCTGTTAGTCCCGACATTGGTGCATTCATGTTTTGTCCGTATGCCATAGTCTTCCTCTATTAAATTACCTTATTATACAACAAAGATAGCTGATATACCAGCTTCTAATTAAAATCTACCCATCCTGCAGCAGTCGTGGTATACCCTCTAAACTTAGTAGTGCTAGTAGAATATGCTACATCTCCTGGTCTAGGTCTTCCTATTTCAGATACACTGGCTACCGTATAGATAGTTGTAGACGGTCTAGTCCTAACAGCAGTGTCTTCTGTATCTAATTCACGTGTTAATTCATTACCCCAATTAATCAAAGTCGTCTGTAGATCAGCTAAAGATCGAGATGGATAGAAAGGAAACTTAGGATAATTAGCCATTACCGATCCCCGTCAGGCTGCACAGAGAGCCGTAGAGCACCCCATCTCCATCCACCTGTGTTGGTAGCCGAAAGCCTTACACTGGCCTGTCTGCCCCTTGTTCTCATGTCTACCTTAGTAGTATTCTGTGAGATAGTAAAAGGTCCCTTTGTACGTTCTGTGCTGTTAGGATAATCTTTAGTATTTAAAGATATATCAATTGTTTCACCTGCAGTAAAACTAAAGTCAGGAATAATTCTATCTGCAAACAGTAACTGCTTACC